TTAACGCCGATGGTTCGGGTGTGTGCTTCACTGTATGGTCAGAAACAGCCGACCATGGTTGCCCTTGCCAAGTTTGCCGCTCGTTCAACATGGAAGTAGCCACCCTTATCCTTGCTGGGCATCGCTTGATGTCGCATAACCTCCCCAAATGTATATAACCGAATAACAAAATATCAATCATGAAAAAAGCAACTATCATCATCGCTATTGCGGTCACTGCTATCCTTACCGGCTGCAAGTCATCCAGAACGGTTCTTGATGAACGCCATGCAGAAATCTCTTGGTCGGCATTCTGCGCCGCTCGTGGTTATGACCTCAGCGACAATACATATACGGCCACAAATGAATATCTCGATACTTGGTGTGGCTCTGTCGAGGAGGAAGCCGCATTCATCAAAGCAGGAGTTGAACCCTATTAAAACGCTGCAATAATGAACAAGACAATCTCAATAATCCGTATCGCCGTCCTCTGTGTGCTATTCACATTCGGCATGATATTCCTCTTTGGTGAGGAACAAGACGAAAGCGCATTTGCTTTCCTGCTCCACGTGTGCGTGGACAAAGTTTTGGCTTTCGTTGTACTCATCTACGCCTCCCGGCTCTACAAGCGTTGGAGCAAAGTTGATGCATGGTTCATTGCATACGAGAAGATGTGTGATGAGGTAATGGACGCGCCTAACCCTCTTTGTAAGGAAGATTAACCAATATGCCTCCAACAGTTCAAATACAATTCGCCGACAAATGCGTCAGTTACGAAACATTCATGACCGACCTCTCTGCGAGGGTGGCACGGATGATGAAAAACGATGCATTTGACCCGGAATATGTGTCGCAGCGTACAGCCTACTCCATATTTGGGCGCAAGAATATAGACCGTTGGAGACGTAACGGAAAAATCAAAGTCTATAAGCGTCCGGGCAAGGTCGAGTATTGCATGGCCGACCTCCGGTTGCTTCAGCGAACAGAGCAAGATTATTTAACCCGATAATGGCTCAGCCTCTTGGTGTAATGGTCAGCACACAAGATTTTGGTTTTTGGAGCGAGGGTTCGACTCCCTCAGAGGCTACAAGTAGCGTAGTTGCTACATGATTGATAACCCGGAGGCTGTACATACAGCCAATAGTGCAGCCTCCATTTTTCAATCATAGCACTTCGCAGATGTTTAACAATTTAAATTTATCAGTCATGGGCAACCTACAATTGACGGTTGAAGAAATCAACCAACTCAAACCGCTCGACATCGTTGAGCATCCCATCGTGCGTGAGCGTTTCACGCAAATCTATGAAACCCTATGGGGTAATGGAGAAGCCGCTTATCAGCGTGAAAGTGTCTACTTCAACAAGGCTCTCCGAGACAATGACAATGGCAAACTGCAACGTGCGACGCCGTTCAGCATCTTCGTATCGTTTATAGACCTTGCTTTATGCGGTCTATCTCTTGAGTCTGGCACTCGTGCCCTTGCATATCTTATGGGGCGCAATGTTAATATCGGTAGCCGTGAACAACCGCACTGGGAGGGTCGGTGCGTCCTCACTGTGTCTGCATACGGTGAATTGGTTATGCGCACTCGCGCCGGTCAGATACGCCATGCCGACAATCCGGTTCTCGTTTACGACAATGATGAATTTTCGTTCAAGGACGTGGACGGTCGCAAATCTGTCTCCTACACCTGCAACCTACCACATATCGGTCACAGCATCACCGCTTGCTACCTGCGTATCACGCGTGCCGATGGTACTATCGACTACTCTGTAATGTTCCCGGAGGATTGGTGCCGTCTTGCAGGTTACTCAATGAAACAGAACCGCTCAAAGACCAATCCCAGCGGTAAAGCCAACGACCTCTACGGCATGGATGCACAGGGTATTGTCCACATTGACCCCGGCTTCCTTATGGCAAAGTGTATCAAACACGCTTTCAAGTCATACCCGAAAGTGCGTATTGGTCGTGGTACAGAGCTGCAATCACAGCAGGTGGATGAGCAACCTCAACTCTCAGACGAGGACATCTACGGGGTGGACCCGGAAACAGGTGAGGTTCTCAATCAACCAGAACCGGAGCCACAACCATTTGGTGAAAGTGAGCAGCCTCCGCAAGGCGTAACAGTAAATACCGATGCAGAGGAGGGCTTCTAATGATACGCGTAAGCCGTGCAGTGGGTGTCCGCTCGTGCGCAATACGCTCAACGGACACTACTGCACCCGGCTTGAAATAATCACCGAATACGCTAAACAAAAACCGTGTAACCCATAAAATATCAATCATGAGTAACGAAGTATCACAAGTAACAACCGCAGAAGTGGCAATCTTTCAGCCGCAGAATATGCAAACGATGGGGCAAGTCGCCATCGAGTCTTACAAGAGCAATAACAGCTCCCACGACAAAGCCATTGCACGAGGCGAAGCACTCCTCGCCCGTGTCAAGAAAGAAGGTATGTCTGACGAACTCGACAAAGAACTGGCCGAATATATCCGACTTGTCGGAATAACAATCAAGAAGATGAACGGTCGCCGCTCTCCTGTGACAAAGATGTTCGATATGGTGCGCAAAGCCTATACAACCTTTGAAAACGGCATCGACCCATCAAAGACCGGCACAATCCCTTACCAAGTGCAACAGTACCGTAACGCCTACGCCAAAAAGAAACACGAGGAGGAGGAACGCCGCCGCCGAGAGGAGGAAGCACGTTTGGCAAAGGAGAATGCCAAAACTCGCTACCGTGCTGATGTCGAGGACGATTATATCCGTCAGTTCAACGCTCTTGTGAATAAGAGCATCAACGAACTCACCGACATGGATAAGCAGACAAGCCTCGACAATTACGAAATTGTCTTTGACGGCATTAAGAATTTCAACTGCGAACTCCCTGCTAATTGGTGTCAGACCGTTGTCAGCGGCGCACATCGCCCTGCCGAACTGTCACCGGAGGAATGCCGTGCTATCCAAGCCAACGTTATAGCCGGTCTTGCCAAGCGTTTCACCGAACAATACCCCTTTGAGGTGCAAAGCACACGTGATGACATTCTTGACCGTATGCCCTCAAAGAAAAAGGAGCTTGAGCGCATTGCCAAAGCGTCAGCCGAGGATGCTGCACGTATCAAGTCCGAAATGGAGGCAAAGGAGCGCGAAGAAGCTGCTCGCAAAGAGGCGGAACGCCTTGAACGCGAAAAGCAGGAAGCCGCCGCCGCTCAACTCGCCGCACAGAAGCAAGAAATGGATGGTCTTTTCGGTATGCCTGTCGCCACTCCTGCAACCTATCAGCCCAAAACGCAGGTAAAGAAAAAGGTTGTCATTGCTACTGCTGACGACATTATGAAGGTTACCGCTTTTTGGTGGTCGCAGGTCGGCTGCACAATGTCTGTTGAAGAACTCTCAAAAGAGTTTAAGAAGCAAATCAACTTTGCCAACGCCGCTGCAAACTCTAAAGATAACCCGATGTTCATTTCCAACGTCCGCTATGAGGATGAGGTAAAAGCGAAATAACTATGAGCCACAATCCGGACGCATATTACAGCCGCACCGAGGTCAGTAACTCTGACCTCACGGCTCTGAAAAATCTCCTTCACCCGGTGCCAATGCCGCCGGGTGTCAAGGAGGCTGCGTTCCGCTTCGGCTCTCTCGTGGACGCTATCATTACGGAGCCGGAACGTGTGAACTACTATCAATTAACGGTCGATGATGAGCAATACAGCGATGAGGAATTTCGCAAGGCAAAGGAAATGTACCGTTCCCTGCGCACGACTGCCCGGCATGACCCTTTCCTCGCAAAGGTGTTAGAGGAGGCCGAGACACAGCAATTCATGGTTAATCAGTCGCAGGAGTTTGAGTATGGCGGTTTTCCGTTCTCTCTCCCGACTCGCTGCAAGTGGGATTGGTGGTTGCCTCGCTTCGGTTTCGGCGGAGACCTCAAAACCTGCGCAGCCTCAACGCAAAAAGAATTCGATGATGCGATTGACTTCTTCGATTGGGACAGAAGCCGAGCATGGTACATGGACATCGCCAAATCTGACTGCGATTTCATCTATGCGATTAGCAAAAAGAATTTCAATGTGTTCACAACTCGCATTCGCCGTGATGACCCGGCATATCTCCGTGGTCGTGATAAGTATCTTGAATTAGCATTCCAATATTGGTGCCTCGCTTTATGACAGAACTGAAACATAACCTCAAAGTAGAGCCATACGACTACCAAAAAGACGGTATCGCTTTCGGTCTCGCACATCACCGCATTCTTATCGGTGATGAGCCTGGGCTTGGCAAGACTCTGCAAAGCATAGGCATTGTGGATACAGCTAACGCTTATCCATGCTTGGTAATCTGCCCCTCGTCCCTTAAAATCAATTGGCAGCGTGAGTTTGAGAAATTCACCAACAAGAAGGCTCTTGTGCTTGACAACGCTACCCGGACATCGTGGCCTTACCTACTCGGCATGGGTATGTTCCATGTAGCAATCGTAAACTACGAGAGTTTGAAAAAGTTCTTTGTGTGGGACATTAAAGGGGGCAAGACATTCCAACTCCGTGATGTAGTGTTTAATCGTGACATCAACATCTTTAAGTCGGTAATCATGGATGAGTCCCACCGCCTCAAAGACCCGACTGCACAACAGACAATGTTCACACGTGGCATTGTCGAGGGCAAAGAGTGGCGCATACTGCTGTCCGGCACACCGGTTGTCAATCATGCGCAGGACCTCGTAGCGCAACTTGCCATTATGGGACGGTTGCTCTCTGACTTTGGCGGTCGTGGTAAGTTCCTTGCTGACTACGGCGAGAATGATAACCTTTCGGAGTTGTCAGATAAACTATACTCCTCCTGCATGATACGCCGCGAAAAGAAAACGGTACTCAAAGAGTTGCCCGACAAGCAGCGCACCGACCTCCATGTCGATATTTCCAACCGGGACGAATACAACCTCGCCGCCGCCGACCTCGCCGCCTATCTCCGCGAATACACGGAGTGTACCGACCGGGAGATACGCCGCAAGATGCGCATGGAGGCTCTTGTAAAGTTCATGACACTGCGCTCCCTCGCTTCAAAAGGTAAAGTAAAGCAAGCGACTGACTTTATACGCAATTTCCTCGCCAACGGCAAACCGCTGATAGTTTTCTGTTCCCTGAAGGAGGTTGTCAAGGCTCTGCAAAAGCAATTTCCGGACTCCGTGCGTGTGACCGGTGATGACAGTCTCAACGACAAACAAGCTGCGGTCGATGCCTTCCAATCCGGCGAGACACAGTTAATTGTCTGTTCAATCAAAGCTGCCGGTGTCGGTCTGACGCTCACAGCATCTTCCAATGTGGCTTTTGTTGAATTTCCGTGGACTTATGCCGACTGCTGCCAATGTGAGGACAGGGCGCACCGCATAGGTCAAAAGAACAACGTGAACTGCTACTATCTAATCGGTCGCAATACTATCGACCCTGTTCTCTACAACATCATCCACAAAAAGCGAAGCATCGCTAATCAGATAATGGCCTCCGATGATGATATACCGACCGATGAAATGTATTTCGATGAACTTGTAAACTCTTTCCTCGACTATGGTTGAAATCAGCAACTCCGACATTGAGCGCATACTTGTATGCCTCGACATTGCTGTCGACCATTACAAGTCACTGAAAGGATTACGTAACAGTAGCCACGCATGGGCAATATCCCAACTCAAAGATAAAATCAACAGAAAAATTCAAAAACAACTTTCAAAATCGAACAAAGATGACAAAGAATGAAATCGCAGATGCACTCTGCAACCGTGTTCCCGACCTCGCCAAATCGACCGCTCTCCATGTTGTCGATGGCTTCTCGGATATTCTCTCTGAGGCATTCGCTTCCGGCAAAAACATCTATCTCCGTGGCTTCGGCACTTTCGAGGTCAAGGCTACAAAGGAGAAGAAAGCACGCGACATAAACAAAGGCTCCGCTGTCATTATCCCTGCAGGTCGTACAGTGAAATTCAAACTCAGTAAGCAACTCAAAAATCGCATGAACAATGGCACAGTGGATTGAAGTCAAAGTCCGGCAAGAGAAAATGACGGAGACCGGCAAGACGGTCAAGGTTACTGAACCCTATCTCGTGGACGCTCTCTCCTGCACGGAGGCTGAGGCTCGCGTTGTCGAGGAGATTACTCCGTTCACCACAGAGTTTAATGTTCTCAACGTCAGCAAAACCAAAATTTCCGAAATCTTTTGGAATGAGAGCGGCGACCGCTTCTATAAGGTCAAGGTTAATTTCATCATCCTCGATGAGAAAACCGCCGCAGAGAAACGCACAGCATCCTACATTCTCGTTCAAGCCTCAACCTTTGACGAGGCACTGAAGAATTTCCATGAGGGAATGAAAGGCACGATGGCTGACTACGAGATTGAGACAATTTCAGAGACAAAGATTGTCGAGGTCTATAAGTACAAAGTGCAGGAGGACGGTCAGAACGAAGCAAAAGCCATAGCCGAAAAAGTTGCCGCCGACAAAGGAGTGCAACGTGCTGTTAAGAAATTCCGCGACTCAATCCCTGACGGCACGAAAGTATCAATGTCCGTTCACACTGCAGAGGGCGTTGTGGTGCCGGAAACAGTTGTTGTCGATAAAACAAAGCCTGGGCAATGACAATCGAGGAATATAAGGCACTGTGCGCTGCATCATCCAAAAAGAAAAACAAGTATGGTGCAAAGAAATCCGGAGGCTATGACTCCCGGAAAGAACACAGCCGTGCCAACGAGTTGAAGATGATGCAACGCGCAGGTCTTATTTCCAATCTCCGTGAGCAAGTAAAATATGTGCTTATTCCTACGCAACGAGACGCTGACGGTAAACTCTTGGAAAAAGAGTGTTCCTATTACGCCGATTTTGTCTATATGCGAAATGGCGTTACGGTGGTCGAGGATACAAAGGGCTATCGCACTCCAGAGTATAAACTAAAACGAAAATTGATGCTCCACGTTCACGGAATATCAATCGTTGAAATTTAATCATTACGTTCTATGGCACGAATAGCAAAGTCGGGGCTTGAATATTTCCCCTTTGACATCGACTTCTTTCAAGATATTCGCATACGCAAACTAATCAAGCGACAAGGTGGCAAAGCTGTTACGGTATATGCTCTCCTGCTCTGTCTTATCTATAAAAATGGGTACTATATGCAGTGGGACGAAGAGTTGCCTTTCATTGGCTCGGAAATGTCGGGCTTTGATGAGGCGTATGTATCGGAGGTGATTACAACCTGCCTTGCGTTGGGGTTGTTTGATAAAGAATTATTCGACAATCAGCAAGTCTTGACATCAAAGGGTATTCAAGTACGTTACTGCAATATTCAACGCCTCAACAAACGTATGAGCCGAATTGATGAGTATTCTCTATTGGATTTGCCTACGAAGTCAGCATCCACAACCCGAACTAAGAAAGCAACCAAGACACCCAAGCAGCCAAAACCGGCGGTTATGCCTCAACCGGAACCACCTGCACCACGACCTGCGCCAAAGACTCCTGCCAAACCAAACGGTAGCAACGCCGAATGGCTTAATGAGTTTTTTGCACCAAACCATGAGGAGAACCTACAACTACTCTGCAAGAATTTCGGATTGGGCTACGATGAGACAGCGAAACTAAGAACATTGGCAGAGGCTGTAGTTGCCGAATGGGAATTATCCCATGTTGAACACCAGGACTACAGCGATTGGTCACGGCACCTTATTTCTTCAATGAGAATTAAGAACCGGGACGCAGCCAACAAACCTAATAACAACCAACCGACACATACTCCTGCCGATTATACCTTTGACGGTGGTTTCGGTGGCGCGGATGTCTAAAACTACAATACAATGAGTAACTATCCACAAACTCTCCGCGATGAGCTTGCCAAGTACGACTACGCTCCGACCGGCAATGTCGAATGGGACAGGGCTGTATTACTGACCATGCAACAGCGCAATAAACCGGACTACTGCGCTATGGTGGCTCTTGACAACGTAATGCGCAAGGTGCAGAAAGAAGTTAATGCCGAGCAAAAGTCTAAGGTAAACATTGACGACAACGCCGTATTCAAGGCTCATATTCAGCTTTGGAAACAAATTGCCAACAAAATACTGCGTTCCCAACGCCGTGAGTTTATTGTTGACGATAACAACCGAGAGGTTATCCGCTTCTTGATGTACTACTTTCATGAAAGTCCGCGTGCCGAGGAAGTCTTTCCCTGTCGTGGCTACAAGATACACAAAAACATCATGCTTCAAGGTAAGGCTGGCGCGGGCAAAACTCTGTTGATGCAGGTTTTTTCCGCATACCTAAAATACATAGGTTCTCCCTTGTACTTTGAGTGTATATCGGTAACCCAAATGGTTAACCACTTCTCGCTCTGCAACAACATCGACCTTTATACCTATAACGAGGATAATTCAAAGGCTTTTCAGATTAAGCCGTTTCACCTTTGCCTAAACGACATCGGCCTTGAAAACCGACCGTTCTACGGCATTGACACCACAACAGTGATTAACGACTTTCTTCATGCCCGAAACGAGTTGTGGTCAATTCAGTGTGACGGTGCCGACAAAAAGTTTGCACACCTAACCACCAACCTCACCACTGCCGACCTCGCTAAGGTGTTCAACGGCAAAGACCCCTATGGTCGTACCATTGACCGTTTCAAAACCTATAATGTAATTCCTTTACCCGGCGAAAGCAGAAGATAAATCATAACAATATGAGCAAAGAAATGTCAGCCGAGTATAAGACGATCAGAAAACAAGTAAAGGAACTGTTAAAAAATTCCTCGCTGAGCGAAACGGAAAAATACGCGCTCCTTTCAGCAGGCCTCACGGAGGTCGCTCATCAGTATAATGGTAATGATTTTGCGCGTATAAAGTTAAATCTTGCCCTTGTGAGTAAAACAATGCTGAACGCGGTTGAAGCCGCAGAAAAATTATTTGGCAACTTTAACTAAGTAATGTATGGCTAAAAATTCAGATAACGGCAATCACGGTCTCAGTCCCGAAGAAGCAGGCATACTTGTTTCGGGTGAACAATCTAATCATTGTGCTGAACGCGCCTACTGGTGGATGAAAGGAATAGATGCCGACTCTGCCAAAGAACTTGGTGTGCTATCTAAAATCAAGGATGTTATGTCACTGCTCCGTA